TGCTGACAATAACGTTTATGTTCTTGATATTGATCGTTTTAGAACAGACAGAATTTCTGACTACTTTGAGCACATCCTACATTTGTCAAACAAGTGGTCATTCCGTAAGATGAGAGCAGAAACAACTGTAGCTCAGATGGCTATCGTTAAGCAGCTCAAAGAACTAATCAAGCAGCATGGTTTGTCAATCAGCATTGAAGAGTACAGGCCTAACAAAAACCAAGGTAACAAGCAAGAACGTATAGCTGCTGTTCTTGAACCTCGTTACGATAACATGGGTATCTGGCACTATCGTGGTGGTAATACTCAAATCTTAGAAGAAGAGTTGTCATCTCGTAACCCTCCGCATGATGACGTTATTGATGCTCTAGCTTCTGTAGTAGACATGGCTGTGAAACCTGCACGTTCTGTTCGTAGACAGAAAAGCAATGTTGTCCAGTTCAATCAAAGATTCGGTGGAGTTAGCTTCTAATGGCTGGAACAAATATTGATCTTGACATGCTTCTTGATCCTCACAGCATGGCCGTTGAGATTTCGCAGCAGTGGACTGACTGGAACAATGCTCGTCGTCAGAAGATCGAAGAGTGGAAAGAACTTCGTAACTACATTTATGCTACTGACACTCGGACCACTTCGAACAGTAAGCTACCTTGGACCAACAGCACCACCACACCAAAGTTGACACAGATTGCAGATAATCTTCATGCAAACTACTTTGCTGCTTTGTTCCCTCAGAAGCGGTGGTTTCGGTTTGAAGCTAACGACCAAGACTCTGACACGAAAAGCAAGCGTGACGTTATTCAGTCGTACATGCAAAACAAGATTCGTCAGTCTGACTTTGAGAACACTGTAAGCCGTATCCTGAATGACTACATCCAGTATGGTAACTGCTTTGCTACGGTTGACTTTACTCGTGACTACATCGAAATGGATGGCGAGATCATTGTCAACTACGTAGGACCAAAGCTAGTTCGCATTAGTCCTTTTGATATTTGCTTCAATCCTCTGGCCCCTAACTTTAGTGAAAGCCCGAAGATCATTCGGTCTATTGTCACGCTAGGTGAGATTGCCCGTAAGATAGAAGAATCAACAGACAACGCCTATATGTCTGATGTTCTTGACCGGATGATGGTCAACCGGACATCGACCGTTATCCAAGACGTAGATGTAACAAAATCACAAGGTTTTATTGCTGATGGTTTCTCTAATATCAAAGAATACTACGACTCGAACTACGTAGAGATCCTTACCTTCTACGGTGACATTTACGACAAAGACACCAAGACTTTCCATAAGAACCGTGTCATTACTGTTGTTGATCGTGCTTACGTTTTGTCAAATGAACAGAACCCTAGCTGGTTGGGTAAGTCTGCTGTCTTCCACGCTGGCTGGCGGGAACGTCCTGACAACCTGTATGCAATGGGGCCTCTGGATAACCTTGTAGGTATGCAGTATCGCATCGACCACCTTGAGAACCTAAAGGCTGATGTGTTCGATCAGATCGCTTACCCCATCATGAAGATTCGTGGTGACGTAGAGGACTTTGACTTTGAGCCTGGCTCTCGTATTTACATGGGTGAAGAGGGTGACGTAGGTTACCTGATGCCAGACTCGACAGCCCTGAACGCAGACTTCCAGATCCAGAACCTAGAAGGTAAAATGGAGATGATGGCTGGTGCACCTCGTGAGGCTATGGGTATCCGTAGTGCAGGCGAGAAGACAGCCTTTGAGGTCCAGCAGCTTATGACTGCAGCAGGCCGTATCTTCCAACACAAGACAGCCCACTTTGAACGTGTGTTCCTTGAGCCTATCCTGAACGCAATGCTTGAGGCTGCTCGTCGTAACATGGACTATGCAGACACTGTTCGTGTCCTTAACGAAGACTCTGGTTTGTTTTTCTTTGAGCAGATCACCAAAGAAGATATCAAGGCAAACGGTAAGATTGTTCCTATGGGTGCTCGTCACTTCGCAGAACGTGCACAACGCATCCAGAACCTGACACAGCTTTACCAGATCAAGTTGTCAGACCCCACTATCGCAGCACATATGTCGGGCAAAGAGTTTGCTCGTATCCTTGCTGACGAGCTTGGTGAGCCTGCACTGTTTGGTGAGAACATTACTGTTGTTGAACAACTGCAGACCCAGCGTGTAGCAACCGAAGCGCAGGTCCAGTATGAAGAAGAACAACAAGTAGCAATCGAACAAGGTCTGTAATGAAAGCATCTTGGTTTAAAGAATGTAAGACTAAGGAAGACAAAGAGCAGGTCCGTAAGCTCCTATACAGCAACAAGGAAGGCTTTGACCGACTCAAGGATATCCTAGAGCCTATGCTCAAGGAGGCCCTCCCTACAGCCGACTACGACAGCCCCTCGTGGGCATACAAACAGGCTGACAGGATTGGGTATAACCGAGCACTAACCACGGTGCTTGAACTTATCAACTTAGACAAGGAATAGATTATGGTATTTACTGACGGGACTGCAACCGCACAGACCGAGCAGAACGCAGAGCAGACGCAACAAGAAGCCACACCACAGGAATCTTACTTGCAGAAACTCGTAGAGGCAAAGGGAGAGAACTGGAAAGACCCTGAAGTACTCGCCAAAGGTAAGCTAGAAGCCGATGGCTATATCAAGACTCTCGAAGAACAATTAGCTCAAATGCGAGAAGACTTGAAGAAAAAAGAGTATCAGGCCCAGGTTCTTGAACAACTCCAGAATAAGGCCGCTGACTCTACCGCAGCGAAGAATGGAGTGCCCAATGATAACGGTAGCGCCGAGGCACAGAACACCACTGGTAACCTTAGTGAGGAAGACCTGAAGAGCCTTGTTGAAAAGACACTGACTCAACGTGAGAAAGAAACTTCTGTCAAACAGAACCTATCTCAAGTTGACAAAGCACTGGACGATATGTTTGGCACTGAAGCCTTATCCGTTGTCCAGAAGAAAGCACAAGAACTTGGTATGTCCATTGAACGTATGCAGGACATTGCCGCAGAAAGCCCTAATGCCTTCTTTGCTTTGATTGGTGAGAAACCGAAGCAGCCTATGAATCCTATGATCCAAGGTTCGGTTCGCACTGAGGGTGTCAATATGCAAGCCTCGGCAGAACGGGACTGGTCCTACTACCAGAAACTTCGTCGGGAAAACAAAAACCTCTATTACACTCCGAAAATCCAGCAGCAATTAATGGAAGACAAAATGCGCTTGGGTGATAAATTCGGTCTGTAACAATTTGGAGTAAATACAATGGCTGGTAACACTAGCGCAATTAACTACCTGACTCGTTCTGATGTATGGGGTCAGGAACTGAAAGAACTGCTGCGTGATGAGATGCAGGCACAACGCTATGTGCGTATGCTTGAAGGTTTCCCTGATGGTAACACCTTCCACATCCCGCAGATTGGTGCAACCACTGTGCGTGACTACACCGAAGATAATGCTGTTGTCTACGATCCGCTGGCAACTGCAGACTTCACCTTCACCATCAGTGAATACCTGGCAAGCTCGACCTACATCACCAAGAAGGCTGAGCAGGATCTGTTCTACGCAAACGAGCTGATGAGCCGTTTTGTTCCTGAACAAGAACGTGCCATCATGGAGCACTTCGAAACTACTACCTTTGCTGCACCTGAAGCTGGTGTGTCGGCAAACTCGGCTGAAGCAATTGATGGTATTGCTCACCGTATTTCGGGTGGTAACGGTGGTCGTATTGAGCTGGCTGACTTTGCCTATGCTCGTTATGCCCTGAAGAAAGCCAATGTGCCTGATCAGGCCATGGTTGCTATCGTTGATCCTTCGGTAGAGTTCACCTTGAACACCCTGTCGAACCTTGTCAACGTCTCGAACAACCCCAAGTTCGAAGGCATCGTTTCGGCTGGTGTTGCAACTGGTATGCGTTTTGTAGCCAACGTGTATGGCTTCGACGTGTATACCTCGAACTACCTGCCTGACAACACTGACTCGGCTCTGGCTGAACGTGATGGCTCGACCACCAATAACTTCTCGGTTAACAACGGTAAGGTCAACATGTTCTTCTCGGCAAATGCTGTAGCCAACCCGTTTGTTGGTGCATGGCGTCAAATGCCTGAGGTAGACTACGAGTACAACAAAGACTACCAGCGTCACGAGTATGTAACTACTGCTCGTTATGGTGTCAAACTGTACCGTCCCGAAGGCATCGTGCGTATCGCAACGAACCCTGACGTGTAATGACAAAGGGATGGGGGCTTCGGCCCCCTCCTACTTTTCTCTTGACGACTATTGATTATTGGTGTATAATATCTTTAACCTTGGCAGGGGCTATAGTATATCTACCCTATAGGAGCTACGTATGGCTAACGTAAACCACTCAACACTCACTGATCCTTACCTACATGAACCTAAGGGTGTTGCTTCGGCTACTTCTGGGGCTGTCTATATTGCGGATGGTGCTGGTAGCGGTGACTGGACGCAAAGCCATCG